ACTAAAGCAACGTATCGGTACTCCTGCAATCCGGAAGTGTAAACTATACTACGCCTCTGGTTAATCTTCACTCTAACGAGCTCATACTTTACGAGAGCATTGTCGCGATCGTACTTCATCTTGACAGATCTACCTGCATGAACAGGAGGATCATGCCTAGAAATAAAGCTATTGACAATCGTTCTTATGCCTCCACCAAAGGAGCAGTAATTATTATTAAGCCAATAGGCCTTGTCATTCTCCATATCGATGTCCCACTGATCCTTATCCCACATGACATCAAAGGGTCTTTCGTTATTCCAATTAATGAAACGAAGATACCCAGCAGGATACAAATCATAGAGGCGACAACACTCCATAAAGAAGTGACAATTGGTAACCCCAAGCTCAGTGCAGATCATGGTTATATTCTGCGTAGTCATGGGCTTGAGACCCTTGCCAGGTATAAACTGAATGTTCCAAACATTACGCTTGACGAGTCCCTCCAGTTCTTCCTCTCCATTAGGCTTAAAGACCTCAAACTTAGGGAGAACAGGAACTGTACAAGACTCACAAGTGCATGCTGATACGCTGGCTTTACCTGGATTGTAATTCTTAAGACAACCTTTGAAAGTCATACACTTCTTGCACACGCAATCCTTAACTTTCATCTTAGTGGTGCACTTGCTGTTGAGAGGATTAGAGACTACTCTTCCAATACGTTGGTATGAATCAGAGCAAGCCACTACCTCAACAGCCTTAGCAGTCGTTATAAGACCAACAACTGCTCCGGCCACCCAGCTAATCCAGTGGTTATCAAACGATAATATGGAAAAAGCTGTATAAGTAGTGTCAATATAGGTGAGCCACAAATCAGAAAAGAGGCGAATAAAATCATCCACACTCTTCTTTGGAGCAGCCTCCCAGGAAAGCTTGGAACAAATGCTCATAGTCTCACTTAACGACTTTTTGGTCATTTCACACATGTAAGTTATCTTGGTGTATATATCAATAACACCTGCAAGAATAACATTAAACCAAGATTGTAAATCGTAGTCACACATATGAGCAATGCCACCAATGGCTTCCTTAGGAAAAACTATACCTAAGCGCGGATCGTCTTTGTAGCAATCATAGATGGCTGCATCAATCTCATTACGCCTCGATTTGGCCAATTCAGCCCATTTATCTCCCATCACTGCTCCCCAGCAGTAAGTAGATATACGGGAGAACATAAGGGATGAACCTCCTCTAGCAGTGTAAACATCGATACTACCTTTATAATACGCATGGAGAGCTTGAGAAAGCTCCTCATAGGTGTCATAATCGGCAATAACAGGACGCTTAAGAACAGCGGTAGCCTTTTGTTGCATCTTAAAACTCTGTAACAAAGCACGCATCTCATCAGGAGTAAGATTATCAACATTATCAAGGCCAGGCACTGGCTGGTAATTCCTTAAAGGCGCAGCTGAATGACTCTCGCTGAAAACTTTAGGAACCTCTTCCTTAGTAGAAGATTCCATAAACGGGTCTATCAAAAGAGGCTTGGCATTATTTTTGGGCCCTACAATGTTCCGAGGACCAATCAAAAGAGGATTAATATCGGGATCTTCATAAGAGGCAACATCTGAAATATACTTAAACTGCTCATTGGCTTCCCAACTTCTATAATTATTATTCAAGAAGTGGTTAAGCTCAGACCAGTTCATAGTCTTTCCGATGATGCCATTTGCCTTGACGGTCTTATCACGGGTATCACCAGGAGGGCGAGTACCGGGGCGTAGATCGTAGATCATGTAATCACAAGCCTCTGGGTCAAAACTGCGCTTCGCACGCAGCTCATCAGTGGCTGTGTATCCCCAAGCACCAGCTGCCGCCTTGCGGTACTTGGGCTTAGGGATAACATTAATAACGCCACCATTATTACACTCTACACGGGAATACCATGCCTCTGCTTCGGTCAGATGGGTCTGGTCGATGTTAAAAACGGCCTGATTTGAACTACGTGAAGATATCTCATGCCTGACTTCTAGTAGCTCTTTCTTATCTACAGCAGCCGCTGGCAAAGTATAAACCTCATTGTTCTCTATAAAGATATCTTGCACATACTGACAATTTTCGGGGTCATTCGATTTACGAATTTGCCCGTGGTCGTCAATATTGATGTGCTTGACAGTCTTCTGGAAACTATCATGATACTTCTTTCCAGCCTTAAATGAGTAATAATACGCATCCTCATTTTCAAGCATGAGCTTAACATACTCCGACCCATACTTGGCCTGCTGAATATTCTTAACAATGAGAGGTATAGCTCTGGTTTTACCGGAGCCTGAACAACCAACCATCATGAAAGACCATCCACGGAAACGCCTACGACTACCTATATGACCCCTCGAACGAAGGACCATCTCAAGATCATTAAGCTTGGTCTCCAACTGCCTAAGGGCAGTAAGATAGACCGAATTATCAGACGTTATCGGTATACTCATCTTAAGTGACTTATATAATTGCATCATAGAGGCAAATTTCTC